ATCTATGAACTCTGTCTGACCTGAAAAATCATTATGTTCTTTTGCATTGGTTGTTGAAATCATTTTAGGAATTTTTAAATAACCTACGCAGCTTAAATGATAATTACCATGAACATATTCTGTGTGAGTATGGCAAGGGTTATAATCTCCAGGTTTTGATATTACATACCAAGCAGAATTAATTAAAACTGATTTAATTTTATGTTCTATATGATTTTTGACATAAGTATTAATAATAGGATCAAAGAATTTTTGTTTCCATTTAAGCATAATCTCTGGTGATATTAGATACTCTGAATCTACATGACCTACCAACTTTTTAGACCAATCATGGTTCTTTTGTTTTTCTTTATCTTGTCTTATTTGTTTTAAATCATTTTGAAAGTCTTTCATTAGTTCTAATGGCATAACTGCTTTAGCAACTGTTGAGCCAAAAGGTTTAAATAATTTAAAATTTATCTTGTCCGACATCTTCCTCCATTGGTTTAAGTTCTTTTAATTCTATTTTATATGCAGCAGGTCTATCTTGGTAGCCAAAATTTGATAGCTTTTCTGGTGGTAGATCATCATTATAAATAAATGAACCCATAATACTAAAATTAAAATCTTCGTTATTGTCTTTAATGATTAATATATAAGTACCTTTCTTTTCTCCAGGTCTTATTAGTAAAAAATTATATGATTTTTTTTCTTGGGTTCTTATCTCTATATTGTTTTGAAAGTCTGAGTCTGAATAGAATTGGTTATCATCACTATAAGAACCATTATAAAAGCTATTAGTTGCCTTTGCATAAGCAACCTCTCCTAAAGTTCCTAAGATGCCATCTGTTAGTTGTGATTTAATTCCTTTAGTGTAACCATAAGAAAAGGTTTTACCCATCTTTAAATTACCAATATATCTTTTGGCAGCAATATTTAAGGCTAGTTCTACTTCGTTAGGTTCTAGTTTTATTTTTATCATTTCTGACTTGATCTAATTGTTTAACCCTTTTTTCATATTCTTCAATGCTTTCACCAGAAAAATATTTAAACCAACATTCTGCACAATAATCTTTGCCTTTCTCAACTACATCAGCTTTGTTTTTACATTTAATACAGGTTCTTATATCACCATACATATTCATTCACTATATCTATTACCTTTACTTATATTTTTACTAGCAATCAAATATTGAAGGTTATTTTCAACATGAAGTCCAGAAACATTTTTACCCTGAAGTGGCACAATATGATCTACATGATAACCTTTAGGACAATTTTTATATATTTCTTTTATCCTATCTAAATTAGACCATTTAGGAATTGCATTAAATTTAGCTGCTCTCCTTTTATTAGTTTTAGCATTCATTTTTGCCTTACCTTCTTTAGTAGAATAATATTTTTTTCTATATAATCTTTGTTTTTCCTTATTAATAGGATTTGAATGATATTTCTTATCTGAAATTTTTTTCTTTTTATATGCTTCTGGATTACTTCTATACTTTCTTTGTTCTTTATTTATTCTAATTATATATTTATCAAATATTTCTAAATGTCTTTGTTGTTTTAAATTTATTTTTTTATTTAGTAATTTTAATTTTTTTATTTTTCTAGCTAGTTTTATGTTTTGCCAAAGAATTTTAGCATTTTTTTTTCTTTTAATAATACCTTTTTTAGATAATCTATATTTTTTTTGTTGTTCTTTACAATGTTCAGTTTGTCTATATCTTTTTAATGCTTCTTTTCTTTTTCCTGAAACTCTCCAAAATGTTAAACAACATTTTCTTGAGCAATATTTTTTTGTTTTTCCTTTTGATTTATCTTTAAATTTTTTATTACAAATTTTGCAATTTTTTTCTTCAATATCTTTAAATTTTCTTTTAAATTTATTTAAAAAAGAACCTCCACAATATTTACTGCAATATTTTTTTACTTTATTTTTACTTTTATCAATAAAAAGTTTATTACAGTTTAAACATTTATTTTTAATTGGTTGCATAATAAAAAATAAGTAATGCGATCTCTACTGCGATAATTGTTTCAAGCATTTATTCACCTCCATATAAAGTTTTTTTGCCATCTAAAGCTGCACATTTATATTCAAATTCTTCTATTGATTCACAATTACCAACAAAGGCTGAAGTGGTTATGGGTAATTTATAAAGTCCTTGACTACCCCAATGTGTTGAATGACTTTCTTTATTTAATTTTATTCCTTCTAAAATAATTTTATCACCTTCTTTAATTGTTATTTCATTACCTCCTGCTGTACCCATAAAATGAAAATGAGCTGTAATTTTACCAAAGGCTTTATTTAATATTAAAGAACCTTGAACAACACCTTTTAAAACTTTTTTATCATATTCATATTCACCCTTTGACCTTTTTATAGGTACTAACTTTATTTTTTCGTTACTCATTATTTTCCTTTCCTGTTGGTTTTTGTATTATGTGATCTTTATGTAATATTCCTTTATGTAGATGATTTCTTTTACTACCTTTATTTGGTGGAATACTAATTATACATACTCTTTCATTTGATGCTTTATTATATTCATTTTGAACATCTATACCTTTTTCTGCTAGTGCTTTTTTTACTGCTTTATTAATTTCAAACATTCTATTTTTTCCTTTGGTTTTAGGTTTTTAATTCTATTCCAAGTAACACCATTGATAGACCTAGATCCCTCAATGATGTTCTTGAAAGTTTGTATAGCCAATTTTTCTTTGTCTATATTAGTTGAGAGTTTTATTTTTTCTTTCACTTATATTCTTTTTTAATTGGTCTAATTTATTGCTCCAAAGCTCTTTCCAACCTTTAGGACAGTTCCATTTCATATATTCTAAGTTCCTTATTCTCCTTTTATCCCTTAAATCTATATTAAAATCATAGACTAAAGGCAAACCATATTTATTTCTCATTTATCTCCCTTTATTTTTTAAAATGTATTAGCAATATCACTTTCTTTAATGCCTTCACTAAAAATATTACTAATTTTTATATCATTGTTACTAATATTATTTTTTATATCTTTAATATTATTAACAATACTAGTTATTTTTGTTTGATGTTTTAATTTTAATTCTAATTGTTCTTGTTCTGAATAATCATCAATTGGACAATAATCATCATTTGGATATAAACCATATTCGTTTAAATCACTCCAATTTTTTATTTCTTCTTGATGTTCTTTCTCTAATTTCAATAACAATTTATTATAATGATTATTTTCACAGTTTAATTTATAAAGTCTTTCATATTTTAAGGTTTTTAATTCCATATCTTTTATATAATTAAACATTCTTTTTGCATCATCGTAAATGTATTTAATTAATCTAGGCTCAACTTCTATTAATTTTCTTACTGTTCTTATATTTTTATTTTTAAATTCTAAATTACCATCAAATTTATATTCTCTAAATTTATGTTCATCTGTATATGATCTAGCATTTTTAAATATATCTAATACTTTTTTTAAATTTATTTCTTTTCTTGATGTTTCAACCCACTCTTTTTTTAAATCAGCTAAATTATTAGAATTTTCACTAGCAATTGATTTAACTAAATTAACTGGTGTTTCTAGTGTTGCTAATAAACTATTATAAGCAGGATGAGAATATTTAGGTAAATTATTTTTTGTCATAATTTACCCCCAATTTTTTAAGTTCTTTTCTTAACCACTCTTGAGCATTTGTTTTGTGTTTTGAGGTATATCTTAACCAAGTTATAGGCATTAAATATTTGCCATCTTGAGCATTGGCAAAAGTTTGCCATTTATTATCCCAAGTTTTTTTGACTCCATATTCTTTAATATTCATTTCTCCCCCTTTATAAATTTAACTATTTTATTAAAGTATTTTTTAGGCAAAGGCAAAATTACTTCCTTTTTCCTAATTTCTGCGTCTTCCATATCCATGAATGAATAGAACTTCTTTCCTGGATTTCTTTGTTCTAGGTCTTCTGTTATTGATTTATAGTCTTTAGCTTTCATTATGCTCCCTTCTTTGGTTCAAACCATAAAATAACATTAGCCATAAAATTCCAGTAATTAGCTGCAACTTTATCTTTTAATTTGTCGCTAGGGTTAGGATCTATTGAACCCATTTTGACAGCTAGGTCAACTATTGCATCGTCATAGTATTCAATATCTAATGCAAGACCAGATAACCATTCAGACATAGCTTTATACTTTCCAACTCTTTCAATATTCCAACCATACTCAGAATTGAATCTATCAAAAATATAATTTATTTTTTCTTGGTCTTTAGTGATTGGCTTACCTTCTGAGTCTTCTTCAATAGTAGATAGAATATAATTTTTATAATTCTTTTTATATTCTGTGTGATGTAGTTTAGTCATGTTTCTTTCCTTTCTTGATTCGTTAAACATACTAAACTTATACAAGTTTTGTACTATATTGTCAAACTATATAAGCTAAGATTGTAAAAATATTAATGTTCGCTGAATGTTCTGATTGATTACCCAAAATTTGACATATAGAAGGTCTAGCAAGGAAGGAATAAAAGAATATGGAAAAGACTAAGAATGGGTTCGCTATGATCCCAAATTCAATAATATATGACGATAAACTTGGAAATGAGGCTAAAGTCTTATTTTGCTATATAAAGTCATTATCTGCTAATTATAGGAACTTAAGAAACTCTAATTTATGCAAGAAACTTGGTGTTTCTGTTAATACTTTACAAAAGGCTAAAAAAGAGCTGGTTGATAATGGCTATTTAGTTATTCACAGGTTATCAAGTGCTAATAGATATACCTTAAGACTACCCAAAAATAGGGTAATCAGGGTGTCAAAATCTAAGCAGTCAGACTACCCAAAATTTGGGCAGTATTTAGAGAGTAATAACAATAATAATAATAACAATAGTAATAAGAAAAAGTTTAAAGGTTTTAAGAAATGAATGAAGATGAATATTACTATAATAATGAACCTTTACAGTTAAGCTATAGGAACACCTACACCCCCCAAGACAAAATTGAAATTGTTTTAAAGATAGAAAATGACTTTAATTCTGGAATGCTCTCCGCTGAGCAGATGCGTTGGATAGTCAACAATCTTAAGTTTGGTGCTTGGACTGTCCAAAATATTATAGATAAAATGATGTTTAACAACAAGATTAAGATTAATCCAATTACCCTTGATAATAGAACATTTAAAAAGAAACCAACTCCTTTTGATTTGTAATATACTATATATTGTGTTAAAGAAATTATAGACTACTAGCTCCCTTGCGTTAGTCTAAATAAGTTATAACTAGATCTGGCAAGTGCTTTTCTATTCCTTTCTTTCTTGCCTTGCCAGGTCGCTTAATAAATAAAAATTATGGCAGGTCGACCCAGAAAACTAACAGATAAATTAAAAGCTCATATATTGTCTTTAATTGCAGATGGATTAACAATTAGAGAATGTTTCTCTAGAGATGATGTTCCTATAACTTGGCAATCATTCAGAGCTTATTTAATAAAAGATAATGAATTGATGGCTAATTATGTCAGATCAAAAGAATTGGCAATTGATTTAAAATTATCTGACTTGGAAGATAAAAGAAAAGAACTAGAATTAAAGATTGAGTCTGGTGATTTAGATCCAAAAGCTGCTCAATCTATGGTTAATCTTTATAAAATTATTACTGCACATAATCAATGGTCTGCTAGTAAATTATCATCCAAAACTTATGGCAAAGCAGCCGAAACATTGCAAATAAAAGGTGATAACAACCAACCATTGTCAATATCTTGGACTAAACCTTAGATTAATTATGATTAAATCTTTTGCTAAACCTTCTAGAATTGTTGATTTAATTAATGTTGTGGTAAAAACTGCACACATAAAAAGCAGATATTATACATGAGTGTTGCAAAAATACCAAATTGTTGCACAATTATCACACAATTATTTAAATCGGCTATAATCGTTTATTATCGGAAGTTTTATATCAGTAACGATAAATTATCATTATGAATGTTGTGGTTGTAATAACTGAATTATGAAGAACAAATAGCGAACATGGGGGGTTTTAAAAGTGGTATACCCACTTTTTGCGTTACCTTCTAAAATAATATTGATATCCCT